ATTGAAAATCTTCCTTGTCTCAGGAGTTGGACAAATAAAATCACATACAACATAACCATCTTTTGTATCACAGAAGATTGCTAAATCTCTCATACGATATGCTTGTCTTATTCTACCCCTTTCAGTAAAATCCCAATCGTCAAATTTTTCTCTTATTTGATCTGCATTGAGAAGTTTTGCTTTTAGTTCAAGACATATCTGGTTTGCTAATGTACTCTTCCCTGTTTCGGGCATTCCCATTATTAAAATTTTCATCTATAATGATAATCCTGTCACATTTGATAAGTAATTCTTTTCAGCTTGATCTTTGGGTTCATCTACTGCAATAATCAAACTCTTTTTAATAACCACTTCTTCACATTTTCCTGCCATCAGCCAAGGCATGAGTGCCATTCCCACTTGATTAGCTTGGTTAGTTTGGACAGCTTGTAAAGTCATAGGTTTATTTAAAATAACTTCATCTTCTTTTTCTACACATCTAGATACTAATTCTTCTCCAGTTGATAATTTAATTATTTTAACTTTCATGGATATTTTTCTTTAAATATTGATAAGGGCTTGGAAAATCTTTAATTTGATTTCTCCAATTTTTTTGTCTTTCCTCAAGTTTCATGGCATGAATAAAAGCTATTTTTTTCATAATATCTAAGTTACCACCACCATATTTTATTGAATGTACATCTGTAGGATTCCAATTCATGCCAGCCGCTAGTATATGAACAGGACTATATGAATTGAATTGATTATTAAATTGTCTATCTCTATATGCCTGATGAAATTTTCCCGATAAATCATTACAATTAGGAGAAAAAAGTTCTTCTGGCCATTTTTTATTTTGTATTTCTCTCCAATATTTAGAATCATCTCTATGGGAAAGGGCATAATTAGTTACTACTGTTGCCGCAAATCCATAATAGTCATCATGACACTTGGTAGTAAATTCTTTTCTATCCCATTCACTTACATGATCTCTTTCTAATATACGACATAAGTTAAATAGAAATTGATATGTACAATGTAGTCCATTAGATTGTAATGGTTCAATAAACCCAGCAGACAAACCAATTGCACATGTATTTTTAACCCATAATTTTGAATGAATGCCACATCGCATTGGAATCAGGTGATAATCTAATTCTTCGACATCTTCATATCCCTTTTTCTGTAGTTCTGCTTTAAACTCACATAAAGCGTGTCCTTTAGTAACGAATTCATCAGAAAACACATAACCCGCCCCCATTCTAGACCATAAAGGTATTTCCCATACCCATCCATTGTCTATAGCTGTACAATTTGTATAATTTACAATTTGAGTTTCAGGATCTTTATAGGGAATTTTTGTGGCCCATGCCAAATTATTTGTAAGATAATTATCAATGTGTATAAATGGAACATCAAATTCTTTTAATAATAAAGATTTAAATCCAGTACAATCTATAAATAAATCTGCTTTAAGTCTTCGTCCATCATCTAATATTAGATATTTAATTCCATTATCATCCAAAGAAGCCTTTTCTACTTCTCCTAGAATATGTGTAAAGTTACTGAATTTGTTACAGTAATTGTCTTTTAACCATATACCGAATTTAGTGGCGTCAAATTGATAAGAATATCTTGAATGTAATTGAACTTCATCGTTTATTTCATTTAGTTCTGAATGATCAGAATTAGAATTGAAACTATCAGTAAAGAGGGATTTGTTTTGATTTACAAGTACCATGCCTGGGAAAAAATTATTTGCATAATCACTTGTGGGGGAAGCTTGGGGGAAAAATATTTTTTTAAAATACCAATCATCCAATCCAATATTAGGTAGAAATCTTGGCTGACCAAAAGGATAATGAAATGTCCCCGAATCTTTACGATACCAATCTTTAAATGCTATACTTAATTTGTAGATAGAATCACAATGTGGCATAAAATCAAGATCATTAATTCCTACCAAATTTAACCAATTAGCAATACCTTGAAAACCACTTTGACCACCCGCAACAGTACTTTCTCCCACACCTATATTAGAAATATTTGGGGATTCTACAAGTGTAATTTTTTTGTTAGGAAATTCACTTAATAGTGTGGTTGCTGTCATCCATCCTGCAGTACCACCACCTACTATAATAATATTCATATTACAAACAATAAAATAAAGTATCGTAACCTTGTGAATCATAATCAACACACCAGTTACGAGGTTTCAGAAATATTAATGTACCTACTATTGCAATTTTTACTGAGTTCTCCCACAACCATGCTTCTGTAAGCCATGGTAGAAACCATACTATAGCTTCAATCATCTATTAATTTCTTTGTTAAATGCTGGATGTGGAGTTCCACATATATTAAGCCATTCTTGATCACTCATAGTCCACGTTTCATCTCCATAATCATATATCATCCACATTTGATGATCTTCCTTATTACAATACTCACAGTACATTTGTTCAATTACTGTTGTAGGATCTAATTGCTTAGAGTGAATACATCCTATTTGTCTCCATCCCTTTATAGGCTCTAATTCCTTGAAGATTGTTCCTTCAAATCCGCCCATTCTCTCTGTCAAATCTAAACAATGTTCATCTTTACCACATTTAACATTTTGTCTTAAAGGATCACTCCACTCCCAGTCATCAGGCAGTTTAAAATATCCTACACATCCAGTAATTACTAATGTTAATATAATTAGATACTTCATTCTTAAAAACGCAATTGTATAAATACGGGTGTAACACCGGTCAAATTAAAAGAAGTAAGGTAATTGAAAATAAAAAGATTACCAAAATATTAAATAAGCCAACAAATAGAAGAAACACATTAAAGCGATCCATTCCATCTGCATCCAATGTCCGAAAAGTTTTCCTCTCAAAAAACCCCCCTTTCTGAGATATCAATCCCAAAGATCTTTATCCCAATCCTTGCGATAATGTTCTTTTGACTTCTTGTGTTTCTTTTTCTTCTGTTGACTAGAGGAAGCATCATTATTCCAAATTCTACCTCTACTCTTTCTTTCTAATATCGATCCCATTGCTCGGATCTCTGTTATACTTGCCATATTTTCCTCATAATGTATAAACGGCCAATACTTGACCAAAAATTAAGCCAGCAGCTATTGCTGACAAAAATATAAACCATTTAGTCGTACTATCGTTTCCCAAAATCATCCTTATCTTTGAAGTTGATGTTTCAGGATTATTTATTACTATTATACTATATTAGGGGGGTTTTGTCAAGTGTTTATTAATTCAAGAGTTCATCATCAATTTCTTCTTCTATATTCTCTTTGATTATTTTCTCTACCTTTTTTGCGGCCACCTTTTGTGCATGTTTTAATATAACTTGTACTATTTTATCTTCATCATAAGGTCTTTTGTATTGTATGTATCTTGCTAAATGGTATGCATCTATCGGTTGATCATACCATTCATGTTTCCAAATCCCTGCTACAAAATGTTTATCTTTAGTGTGGTAAGATGGTTCTCCAGAAGTGTTTTCATACCATAGGTGAAGTACTCCAACAAATTCGTCTTCCTCTTTATTTTCGAATCCTTGTATAATGTGATCTACACCTAGAGATGGTAGGAAGGGAAACACAGGATCTCTGTAAAGTTTATAACGAAACTGAATGTTCATTGCTTCACGTAATTCAGCTCTCATTTTATCATCCATCATATCACCATTGCCATGAACCACTCCACTTCATATTTTCTTCTCTGTCAAGTAGTAAATAATTAATTTTAACGGGATCCATCGGCCCCAATGATTGTATAACTTCAACATGTCCAAAATCTGCACAAGAATAAACATCACATTGTACTAAGGCGGGTCTTTCTTCATCCCAAATGTGTATTGCTATATGTGATGTTTCAATCATCACCATTCCAGTTACACCACGATTACCTTCTTTGGTCACATAAGATGAATATGGACCACCTAAGATCTTCATGTCTATCTTCTTTACCAAATCGCGTAGCCATTTTTTAGTTTCTTTTGGAGTTATTAATGGATGATTCACTTCTGCTCTCATAACCATGTGTTTGTGAACCACGTTTGGCATTTGTCCTTTCTGACTACTATGTAAAATTCATTCCTGATTTCTTTCTTGGTTTAGTAGTCTTTTTTTCTTTGGTTTTCTTTTTCTTTCCTACTTTAATTTCTTTGGGCTTCCGTTCCACAGTTTTTTCTTTTAGAACATCATCCTTTTCTTTAGATTTAAATATGTTAAGTACTTTTTTAATCCAACTCATGCTATCTCCTCAATGGTGACTTTTAATGGATATTGATTTTGTTGTGCTTCTTCTACTGTATCGTATGCTTTTTGTTCTGCAATTTCAAAGTGATATATTCCTGCAACTCCCATTCCATCTGTATGTACGGCTAACATGATTCTTTCAGCCCGTTCAAATGGATGACCAAAAATTTCTTGTAGGACAAACACTACGAATTCCATAGGTGTATAATTATCATTATGTAATACAACGGCAAACTTACTGGGCTTACTTGGTTCTCTTACCCTCTTAAGTCCACGACCCGTAGCACCTTTTCTTGGTTTTTCTACTACACCACCTTCTTCAGGAGGAGTCTGGTCCTGTTGCACTTTCGCCATCTCTACATCCTAAAGTATTATATTTTACTTTTTTCCACAATTCTTTATTTTCATCCCATCTCATCCAAATTTGATTACCTTTAGGATCACAATGTTGAGAATATAATGAATCACCAATATTGAAAAATCCTGCCCGTTCTAATCCTAGTGTCTGTGGGGGAGGCTTAACTTTGGTCCAGTCTTCAGGTTCTACAGCACAAGAAGTCATCAATAAGAATATAGTAACACATAATATTATTTGGATTAAATTAAGACAAACTAAATTCAGAATTATTATTTCTTTTTTGATTTTATTTTTACTGTGTATTGAGTCCATCCCATTCCGTTTTCATCTTTATATTTACGTATTAATGTTGTTACTATTTCAAAAGAATCTGGTGGTATATAATGATATTTTCCATCTTCATCCTTGACCACGATATTTCTTCCATCCCTTTTTCTTATATTTGTTTTTTGGTCTGGAACTTGTAGATCTTCCTATACTAGTTCTCTTCTTGCTGGTATTCTTTTTTTTATATTCAACAGCCGACCATCCTCTTGCTTTTTTAGCCATTATGTTTAAACCCCTCTTTCATTTTAATATCTGTTTTATATCCACAATGTGGACAAGTCATTGATGTTGGTCTACCATTTATTTTTTTCTCTATAATTCCCGCGTAACTCCACCAGTTCTTACATTCTCCACAAATGAAATGAAACAATGTCTCCCATGTATATTCATGTTTCCACCCCACGTATTCCCCCTTTAATTTAGTATGTGTGGAACTTCCTCCGTTATTGGCCCGTAAAGGTCATCCCAAATTTTTGTAAATACACTTTCTATTTTATCTCTCTCTAATATTAGAAAGTCTCCATAGATATCTATAATTAAATAGTTTCCACCATCTGTAAATTTGTGGATGAGATAATCATCTGTACTTCCAACAAATTCTGTTGTTTCAATAAGTTCTTTAAACTTTTTTACATTCATTGATATTTATTATGTAAAAGGCTTTTCCTTAGTTCTAAATTCTTTATGTTGTGCATTTAAAGGAACTACCAAATCTCTTGCCTTCCAATATCCTCCCATATATGCTTCCGACACTCTCCAATTAGCTGACATTATTATTCTTTCTTCATCAGGATTCATATGTGGGGGCGCTCTATGTAAAATGTGAGCCGGAAACATTACTAATTTTCCTATTTTAGATTGCATAAAAATGTCAGGATCATTGCTATTTTGATCAGGATTATAAAATTGTGTTACTCCAATATCTGATAAGTAAAAGACTGAAGACATATTCGGTCCAATGGATTCCCAGGGGTGTGCCACATGTTGATGTGTTGCATGATAACCTTGTTCAGCATATATTGCAGTCCAATATGCTATCATGTGAACTTTTATATGTGGATGAAATACGTTTTCAATGGCGGGTCTAATTATATTTTCAAATCCATCAATAATACAGGGTCCTGCGTGATCTGTCCAATAGTCTATTACTCTATCTTCACGATCTACTGCATATTCATGAATATACTTGTATTTTATTATCTTTTTCTTTTCCTCCATTTCATCTAGTAAAGGTTGAATTTCCTCTTCACTAAAATTAAATTCATAAAATAAAGTAGGGAAAAATTCTTTTGAGTTCCATTCCATTATAACCTTTCACGTTTTTCAATTTCCCAAAGAGTTTTTAATTTATTTCTTTTATCTCTTTCTGTAATTAATTTCCTTGCTTCTTTGTTACGTTCATTCCAATCTTTTGCTCTTTTTAGAATAGTATCTTTATTCCTTACATAATACTCTTTTAGATACTCTTTTCGTTTGTCATCATGTTTCCATTTCTCGGCAAGACGATCTTTGTTCTTTTCGTAATATTTCCGATTGGCAATTCTTTTTCTTTCTTTATCGGTCATATTAAACCTTCAGCTCCCGCTTTTGCTATGAAATAAGAATCCACTATATCACTAATAGGATTGATTATTTTCTTTGCTTTAGGAGTTAATTGTTCTTTTAGATCTGTGGGGGTAAGAAGTTCATCGACAAAGGCTTCATACATTTTTTCTTTATTAGAATTACCTTTGCCTGTAGCAAACTTCTTGATAACTGTGGGGGGATATGTTTGAAATTTAAGTTTATTTTTCCACATTTTATGTTTTAACAATCCTGTATTCTCTGCCATTGAACGAACACCGGCTTGTACTGAAGTAGCAAACGCATATCCTTCAAGAAACACTTCCTCGCAACCTTGAACAATGTTATATGCCCAAGTTGCGAGTTTTTCATGTCGTTCTTCTTCAGATTGCCATTCAGGATAGGAATCAACTCTTAAGTTTTTTAACCCAGTCCTGGCGGCAAGTTGTTGTTGTTTTTCATTATTAGATAGATAATGAAACACACACCTATCAAAGTCAAAATGTCCACCATTTTCATCCTTATATACACAAATCGCTGGTGAAGTTAATGAATAATCAATCCCAGCTATCTTCATCATCTGTTTCTCCTGATTCACTATCTATTTCAAGGTAGTGTCCACAAAAAGAACATACTTCTAATCCTTCTGTATCACTTGTAAAAATTTCATATTCTTTATCACATCCATCACATTGTATTACTATTGTTGCATTTCCATCTTCCCAGATTATGTCTACTGGCATATCTCCAACGCCTTTCTCCTAGTTTCCGTTAATAACATGATCTTTATACATTTTATCTGTTGGAACAGGAAATACTTTTAAAGTAATGTTACCAATCTTCATAAAACGTTTATCCCTAATAATATTGATAATAATTTTTTCACCAATTTTGTTTTTTATTAATTGATCTGCCAATTCAACATCAGTATTAATAGGAACATCATTAATTCCTATAATAGTATCCCACGGCTTTAACCCCTCCGGTATCGGATTAGTTGGTTTATTTTCATTACTTATCATTAATCCGAAACTGTTTGGGATTGTGGTATTTATATTAGGATGTTTTTTCAAAAGTTCTTTTCGTTGATTGTCTTTACCATTTAATGCAATAACCATAACACCTAGTGCTGGGCGATCTACTTTTCCCGACAATAACATTTCAGCGAGTGATTTTTCTGCAATATCGGCTCTGACTCCTAGACCGACTCCTGCATTTGAGTTTGTTCTAGATACCATCAAAGTAGCAACTCCTACGATTTCACCTTTTTCATTAATTAGAGGACCGCCTGAGTTTCCTTTATTTATTGCGGCATCTACTTGGATAGATTTGATGTAGGGGTGTCTGGCATATCTATCATTATTAGAAATAATACCTTTTGACAGACTCCATGCCATTCCCATAGGGTGTCCAAAAGCATATACTTCTAGTCCTGTATATATCTCTTCAGAATCTATAAATTCTAAGTATGGAACTTTTCTTTTAAGTCCAATTACTTCAAGTACAGCAAGATCGGCTAATGGATCTTCCCCTATTACTTTTACTTGATATTCTGTCCAATCATCTTCATCCCAATAATATAAATTGATTGTTTTCTGACCATACACACAATGAAAGTTGGTTAGTATATTACCTTTTTCATTGATGGAAGTGCCAGAGCACAATGAATTTGGTGAAGTTGGTGATGGATCTTTTAGTTTGTTTACCGATAGCAATACTACCGATTTTTTCACCCTTTCGATTATTTCTTTCTCAATAGCTTGTGCCGGATTGAAAAAGAATACTAATATAGAAAAGCATAATAACGCAAATAATTTAAACTTTTCCATTTTTTCCTTTAAAAACTTATTATAGGCGAATCCCCTGTAGGTACTTCCTCTGGTTGCTCTGGTGAGTCTGACTTCCCGGAATTAACAGGAGGTTTGACCTTCTCTTCAATTCTAGTTTCATTATCTTCAGCAAATTCATCTAACCCTTTTAGAGCTTCATTATCTAAAATAATTAATCCTGCTAGAGTGCCATATTCTTTTATACACTCTAATGATTTTTTCATAAACAATTTTGGTATAAGTTCTGGTGCGTTTTTATTATCTTTACTAATAAAATCAACATACGCTTTGTACTTATACTGTGTTCTAACTTTATCTATTACACAAAAACAATGAACCATCATTACACGTGAAATATGATAAGGCGGTGGTGTATTCATGAGGTTAGGGTTTCCTAACGCAATCCACCTTAATGTTCCATTGTAACATACATTTGTAGTATCATAAATTACTTGACTTGGCCATTCATCATTTGATACTTTATCAAAATCGCTCTGTGCCCATATAAAAGGTAGGAACAGAAACGAAAATACAATAATGAACATCATCAAAATCTTTTTCATATCGCAAATCCAATGTAAAGTAATAACAATATTATTATAGCTAACTCTACGACTAGCACAGTATGATACCATACCCATCTAGTCTCATAAAGTGCGTCTTTCTCTATTTTATCTCTATGGAAAGTAAAATATACTTTATCTTTTACATCCTCATACCACACATCAAGTTTATCTTTAAGTGACATGTGCCCTCCTGTTAAAGTTATGTAACGGATGGGGAAATATCTACTATTTCACATCCCTTCTCTGAAGTACACGCAAACTCTTGACTTGCGCTAGTGTAATCTTGTGTTTCATACTCTGCTAGAGATGCCCAATTTACATTCTTTGGCATCTGATCTAATAGTTCTTTATACTCTTTTTCTGAGCAATCTTGATATGGTGCTTGTCTATACGTATGATCACTAAATGGTAAAAAACTAATACCACTTATATCATCAAAGTTTTCATATACCCAAGCAGCAGTATTTACCCATTCATCTTCCTTGATAGAGACAGTTACACTTGGTTTATGTTCACACCACTCTTTTGCGTAGGTGTGCCATAAAGATAACTGCTTCCATGCAGTCATTTCTGTTCTACAAATAGCCCCTTCCGGACTTTTTTGTGGGAATGAAAAGACAGTAGTATGTTCAGGTTTACTTACATCAGGCTCATTTGGAAATCCCTCTGCCTTCATCATCTTACAGAGAGGATCTTTGTTATCAGCCCTTACTGTCCTAATATAATAAGGATTATGGCGGGCATGAATACCAGAAGCAGAATCAACGAGCTGTGAAACAGTACCACTTGGTTTAACACAAGTAATGGCGGCAGCCCTTTGGATTCCAAGTTTTTCCGCATATTCTTTATTTGTCTTAACTGCGATATCTCTAAGTTCATTTAATATCTTTTTTATATTATCTTTTGACCCATTCGTTAAAGAATTGTCCATGATTCCGGTAAGACTAACTCCAAGTAATCGTTCTTCTTCACAATTTCGTTGCCACTCTCTAGAGAGGTATTTGAAGTTGGTGAGAGTAGATTGGAATGTGCCAAGGATAGTTGCAACCCTAACTTTGTCTTTGATAGACTGCAAATTATCGTTGGATCTGAGGACGACTTCGGATAGGTTGCAGAATTCCCTTGAGCGTAAAATGATTTCGCTGCAAGGATTTGTGCCGAAATCATCTCTTGCCACCCTTCTTTGAACGTATGTGCCATCTTTATCCTTTTCTTTATTATTTAGTTCACTTACATGAGATTTGCTTGCTAAACTACTGTAAATACCACGTTCTCCAGATTTACTATCGTAGAGTGATAACCACTCTCGCATGAAAGTTCCTACATCTGGTTTCTCTTTATAATTAACTGAGTTGTTCGCAAGTGCTCTTTGTACGTTATCTTTGTACCATTCTCCGTGTTTAGCGAATCGCATTTCGCGATCATTAAGATTTGAAAGACTAATGAGAGCCGATCTTCGTACACCACCTACTACAACAATTTCTGCTATCTTACAAACTATATCATGACATTCTACTGGTTTAAGTTTTCTTCCTAATGCGTTTTTAATTGTACTAGTTGTGAAATTAAAAAGGTCTACAAGGGGTTCAGGTCCTGAAGCTCTACCTCCAAAAGTCTTTAATGGTGCTCCCGCCTCTCTAACTTTACTTATATCCCACTTAGGTATATGTCCACCATACAGTAATGAAATCAGTTCTTTAAATGCTCTCGCCCAACCTAACTTAGAATCTGCTACAACTATAGTAGTTTCTGTTTCGTATAGTTCATCAGGAACTTGTGGTAGTTTATTACAATATTCTTCTTCTACTGAAAATCCCACACCCGTACCATTCATCAGTACATAGAGTATTTCATCAAATGAACGTAAGTTGTCTATCTTAACATAGCTACAGTTGTAGCCCGCAACGTTT